AGGCATACGCGCCCCGCCCGCCGCGCGTCGTCACGGTCCCCAAGGCCGTCACGCCAGGGGTGGGATAGAGCACCGTCGGTGTGGTCGCGCCTGGCGATTCCAGTCGCTCCACATAAAAATTGACGCATTCCTCTTGATCCGCAATGGGACTCTGACTGATATATGTCGGCCCGACGAAGGTAGGAAATGGGACGAGTGGCATTTACGGACCAACCGTGATGTCGTAGACGCCCCACCGCTCAAAGCCGGTGCAGGTGCGCATGTCGCGGAGACTGATGTTCGCGCCTTTGATCGCCGTCTTGCTGTCCCGCGCACTCGTGCGGAGTTCCGCCGTAACTTGCGCGGCGTCGGGATAGTCGGGCGCAATCTCGAGCGCCAAGTTATCGCGCAAAAAGCGCCGATAGCCCGGCGGCAGCGCCACGGTATCCGCCGTCGCCGCAAACTCCGGCACGGCGGTGGGGGCATACAACACGCCTTGCAACGTGCTGCTGCTCGGGATCGGCCAGAGCGAGATCGTCCCGAAGCCGCTCGTGAACGTCGGGTTGTAATAGGCGACTTGCGGATACACCCCACTCAGCCCTTTGTTGGGGATCGCCGCCCACGCCTCATCGGTGAGGAGGTCGCCCAAGGACAACTCCAGATCGGGATCGGTGGACGTGTCCTGATAGCGCACGGTCAGGTTGTTGCGGAGCGCCGGCCGGGCCACGTTGATCGTCGCACTCGGGCCAACCGTGTAGTCCTGCGTGGCGGTGATCGTCCAGGTCGTGCGCGTGACCGTGTAGATCAACAACCGCTCAATCGCCATCGCGTTCACGAAGTCATTCAACCGCGCGAAGCCAATGGCGAGGTCTTCGGCCGAGAGCACATCCGCCGCTCCGACGAGGTCCAAGCGTTGGAACGCGGCGGTGATCAAGGCGGAGACGGTCGTGCTGTTGGCGGCTGAACTGAGCGAGACCGCCGCACTCTGCGCGGCGGTGATCGTCTGCACTTGGATCGTCGCGGGAATCGCACCAGTGCCGATGAAGGTAAAGGCGAGCAGGCTCCCCGTGACTTCCGCGACACTCGGGGCGTAAGAAAAGTAGCCGTTCCCCTCTGCCGTGCAGAGTCCCGATCCGACGGTGCCAATGGCCTGCGTGCCGCCATCAATCGTTACGAAAACAGTCACCACTCCGGCGAATGCCCCACCTGTTGTGGCATCCACCATCTGTGCGCCTATTGTTTGTCCAGATAACCCTGATATCATATCGGCTAGTAATTATGGGCAAAGTCACACACGGTCTGACGCGAATACGAAGCATCCACCCGCTGTATCACCTCTGGATCTCGATCAAGCAGCGGTGCCACGACCCAGGCTATCAGCAGTATTGGCGCTATGGCGCACGGGGTATCGAGTTGTGCGCGCAGTGGCGACATGACTTCCCGGCTTTTCTGGCTTACGTGATGGAGCACCTTGGCAACAAGCCGTCTCGGGACCATTCGATTGACCGCATCGACAACGACGGCAATTACGAACCGGGCAACATCCGATGGGCGACTAGAAGCGAGCAGGCGAGGAACCGACGCAAGAGATTTACTGGCATGGCCCCCGCTGAAGCCGAGGCCGCTCGCCAGCGATTCATTGAAAGCTGTATCAAGGGACAAGCCTTCAAAAAACTCCCGCCAAAGACGTGCGTTCAATGCGGTAAGTCGTTCTTTCGAGATAACCGAAATGGATGCCCAGGAAAGTTTTGTTCGCATCGTTGCCGTGGCGACTCCGTGCTCGCCAAGCGTCCGCCCAATATTTGTCGCTGGTGTGGAGGATCGTTTAAGCCGAAACACCCTAAGAAAGTCCCTAAATACTGCTCGCAGCAGTGCTTTGGTGACTATCAGCGTGCGCGATATGCGAAATGAACTCACTTCGTCGGATCTCCAAACCCGACCCACTGGTTACTATTGATCGCCCACACCGGATTGAACGTGGACGTGCCGCCAGTCTTCGCAAAGTAGCGCGGCGCGAACATCCGAGGGGCGAAGGCTCTCGCGCAGAACATCAGCTCAAGTCCAAGGTGATCGCGCTTCGGTTGCCGTCCGCATCGCAGGAGGCCGTCACGCGGTCTTTCGTGTCGCCGGTATCGCGGATCACCACCGTCGCCGTCGCCGCGCCCGACAACTTCGCCAAGAGGGAGGACGCCAGGCCGCGCAAATACTGCCGCACCGTGTAACTGCCTTCCACCACTTCATCGAGAATGTCATCGACGCCCGTCGCCGACAAGCGATAGCCCGTCTTATCACTCACCGTCGTCACCGATCCCACCGCGCCCGTCACGCTGCCGACCGCGCCGGTCACGGAGCCCACCGACCCTGACACGTTGCCGGTGATGTTACCGATGATGTCCATGGTCTGATTCGGCAGGTTGATGTTCGTGAGCCCTGCCCCCGCCGTGCCGATCTCCGCCGTGTCGAGCAGGATGTCATCCACAATGCCGTCCACGGTCGCCAGGGCCGCCGCCGTGGCGAGGCCCGTTTGTAATTCGGTCGTCAGATCCGCCGCCGCCGCCGCCGCCGTCATCACGTTGGCCGCCATCGCGCCGACGGACGCGTCCATGCGTCCGCTGACGAGCGCCGCCGGAATCCGTCCGTCCAGCGTCGTGCCCGTGTCCACGAGAATCGCCGCCGTGTCTACCTTCACGGCCGCGAGGTCCGCACTGACGGAGACGGCGGGCGAGCCGATGAGGGCCGGAATGTCGGTGGTGGTGTCCGCCGCGATGATGTCAAGAATCAGATCCAGCCGCCCGCCGTTGATCCAATCAGTGAGGGCGCCCATGCGCGCCACGGTCACTTCGTTGGTGTTCGCGAGCTTCGCGTCGAGATCAAGCCCGCCCGCGTCACTGATGGCGAGGCCGCCGGCCGCATCCGCCACCGCATTCGGCAGCGCGGTCCCGCTCAAGCCCCGCACGGCCGGCATGAGCCGCACGTGCAGGGTTTCCGTAAACGCCGTCGCGACCTTCACGGTCAGATAGACATCGTTCTCGCCGCCCGCCGCAAACGCGGCATCGGGCCAGTCGATCCGGTAGAGGCCCGGTTGATCGGTCGCGTCCACTTCAATGCCCCGGTTATCGGTATGCGCGGTGTTGGTCGCCGCCAGCGCCACGGCGTCCACCTTCGCCACGGGCACTTCGCGCGCCCGCACGTATTGCAGATCGATATCGCTGATGGTCAAGCCGGTCGCATCCAGGCCTGTCGCGGCGAGGCGCAGGTGAAAGTAGGTGGTGACATCGACGGCGCCTGCGATGACGAGTTGCATCTCAGGTTAAGCCCCCATCGAGGCCGCGCACGCCGCCCGCCATCCCCCGCGCCAGGGGAAACGGCACGAACCCGCTCGCGATGGACGAGCATTCGTAGTTGTCCACGCGAATCACGGACGGGTTGGTGGCATTGTTATACCAGGCGAGGCCCGGTGCCCCGGTCGCATACGTCGCATCCGTCTGCGCGCCAGGCGTGCCCGTGCCAGAGCCTTGAATCGTCGGCGTGAGCGTCGTCCCGCTACAGGTCAGCTTGATCACGTCCGCGATATCCTGCGTCGAGGTGCCCGTGCTGCCGATCTGCGTCCACGCCCCGCCCGCCATTTCAAAGAGATAATTGGAGCCGTCGTCGTCCCCCCAATGGAAGCCATAGAAGTTCCCCGAGGCCGCCGCGCCCGCCCGCACGGCCACGCCCATCACTTCGCCCGCCTCGGTGCCGACCGTCGAGATCGCCACTTGCGCGTAGTGGTCGTTGGCAAAGGGCGTTTCCGTCCGACGGGCGCCGTGGTCGTTCCCCACGTCCGCCATCGCCAGCGCGTTGGTCTGAATCTGCGCGGAGGTCGTCGCCCCCACCAGATAGGCCCAATTCGCGGAATAGGCCACGAGGCCCGTGCCGTTGGTGCCGGTGAAGGCGTCAGTAATCGCCATCTTAGAGCGTCCGTCCTGACATGATCGTGTCCTTCGCCGTATACTGTCGCCCCCACGCGATCACGAGATCCCCAATGGTCGAATCGGCCGTGATGCCGTCGCGTGAGAGGCCGAGGTCATCCGCCACCGCTAAGAGCGCGTCCCGGTGCGCTTGGGTCAGCGACCGGACGGTGGCCGTGAGTTGGTCCGTCACCGGCATCCGCGCCCGACCCTTGAAGCGTTGGAGCACCAAGGCGATGCCTGCGAAGGATCGCGCGAGATGGCGCCCGGTTTCCCCGCCCGTGACCCAGGACGCTGGCAAGCCCATCGTATTCGCGAAGGCCGTCACCGCCGCTTGATCGGCGGTGGAGAGGCGGGTGTCGTCGTCCATCGGGAAGGCCGTCACGTCAGCGTGCGCGGTGAGCGCGAGGTGGTCTGCCGCCGTCACCTCCGCCCCCAGGAGAAACTGATCATCGGCCCCCCAGGCCAAGGCGCCCCACGGGACGTTGAGGCCGGTGGGGAGCGCGCGGCCCTTCACATACTGCGGTTGCCGCCAGGTCTGCCCGGAGGGTTGCACGCTGACGAACGCGGGCACGAGGTAGTAACGCCACACACCCTTACGGCACCGATCCGGTCACGGTCGCCGCAATGCAGCCGTCCGCGATAATGCGGTCAAAAATTCTTTGATTCAGGCTGCGGCTCGTCAGGTTCGCTTTGTTCAGCGCGATCATCAGCGTGTCGGCGGTCGCCCCGAGGTATTGACACGTCTTGACTTCGCCGTTCGTGCCCCCCAAGGTGATGAAGATCGCATGAGTGTCCCAATCCAGCAGGAGCCGCGAGACGCGATAGGCGCTGTTGGTCCGCACCTCTGGCGCGGTCAAGGTCGCGCGTTCCTGCGCGATGAGCGCGGCGGCGGCGATGAGTCCGAATATGACCACGAGCAATCCTCTGGACATGCTTGTCTCTCCGCGCCTAGAGCGGCGTCACTGACGGACAACTACTGTCGAGCACCCGATAGGTCAGCGTCCCCACGGCCGACAACGTGTTATTGAAGGCGCCCCGCGCGGTGGCCGAGGTGCCCGCCACCGTGGTCGTCCACGTATCGCATCCCAGCGCACACCCGGTGCCGACCACCACGTCGCCGACATTGGTATTGGAGGCGGTGACGGTGCCCGCGGTGTTGACGACGACCCAGATCACCAAGCCCACATGCGCGACCGCCGATCCGCCGCCCGAGGCCGCATAGCTATAGGCCATGTGGACGGCACACCCGGTGTTCGCGGTCGGGAGCGGCACCGCAAAGAGGTTCACGGGGGCGTTGTCGGGCATCGCATAGCCCGAAAACCGCAAGGGCACGAGTGCCCACACATTCGGGGCGGTGCAGACGAGCGCGATGGGCGGGGTGATCCCCGTGAACGAGAACGTCTGGCCCGTCGCACAACTCGGGGGCAAGACCGGCCCCGATCCCTGCGCGGCGAGCGGGAGTGGCGCGGCCAGCCCGCCGGCCATGAGCGTGACGAGAAGGAGGCGGCGCATCAGAACCCCAGGCACAAGAAGGCTAAAACGTCCGAGGCGGTCCACGCAATCGCCAAGCCGGTCGTCCGTGAATAGTTCTGGACGGTCACGCTGGTCGTCGTGGACGCGGTTTGATCGGTGACAAACGAGGCGGGCGTCGTCACGTCATCCACCTGACAGTTCCAACCCGTCGTGGCGGCGGGCATCGTGACGACGCCGTTCTGCGCCGTGCCGCCTGTGCCGACGTTGATGCGAAAGGCGGCCGTGCCATTCGCGATGGTCACCGACGGGGTCGTGCCGAAGCCCGACGCAATAGTGGGGACGGTGCTGGAGATCGCGATGCTCTGCACCACGCCGCCCGTGGCGAGTGCTAGTGTGGAGGAGTTGATCACTGTGGCGCTATTGCTCTGATAAAAGTTCGTGACGCCGTTCGGCCCCGCCAGATAGGTGTTCGCTCCATCCGTCAGCACTCGCATCACGCCCAAGGTCGAGAGCCCGATGCTGCCCGCGCCTGCGCGATAGAGGCCACTCGAGGGTTCCGCCGCGAAGCTCATCCCTGGCAGCGAGATGGTGCCATCAGGAAAGCGTCCCGGTGATCCAAAGACCACCTGATTGCTCGGTAAGCCTTCCACGGGGGGGATGACCGGCGCTTGGGCGAGCAGCGTGCCGGCCGCAATCACGAACACGAGCGCCAACCAGAGCGGCGGAGAGAGGGGGAGTCGCATCAGTTGGCCGCGAACGAGCAATCGAGTTGGCCCGACGTGCCGCCCGTGCGGATCGCGCGGAACAGCACCAGGACATCATGCCCGTTGAACTGCTTACTCTCCCCGATCTGCCACAGCATGCCGATCGTGGTCGTCGGCGTGGTCCCATCGAACGTGTAGGAGATTTCCGCCGTGCGGAGCGTGCAGATCGCGATCGTCGCCTGCCCGAAGGCCGCCCCGGTGATCTTGGAGGCCGTGAAGCCAATCGCCGTATTCGCGACGGTGATCTGTTCAAAGGCCAGATACGAATAGGCGTGCAGCGACACGCTACTGAGGGTGACCGCGAGCGTCAGCAGGAGCCAGCGGCGCATGGTTACGTTCCCTTCTTCCGTTTGCGGGCCGCACTCTCGTCGTCATGCGCGACGGGGGCAGGGCCAATACTCGGCACGATCGGAATGGGGGATCCCTGCGCGCTCACGGGCGTGACCGGAATCGCGCACTCGCCACGCAACACGGCCGCCTGCGTCTGGGCATCCGGCACGAGGCACACCTCGCCCTTCGAGGTCGTGACCATCTTCGGATAGTCCTGATGCTGATAGGGATCCACCCTTACGCCTCCGCTCGCGGGATGACCGGGATCGCTCTACGCGGTCGGCCGCGTTTCGACTTCGGCCGCCCCCGGAGA